AAAAGAAGTAACAACTATTACCATATCGCAAAACTCAACAGGAAGAAGTAAGGTACTAACTTTTGACTTTTGTAACCATTGGGAGTTCTCAAATAATTGGGAAGACCTAAGCGCACAAGGTAAAGTAATATTGCCTAAAAACTGTTATGTAGTAGATGAAACAAACAACAGGTTTTCTTTGTATGGTAAAAATAAGTTTGTACAAGATATTTTTAAACGTGGCGATAAGATAAAAATTGAAAGTTATTATATTTATTGGGATGATAACCTCAACCAATATGCAACCGAAGTTAATACAATAGTACAGGGATTTATCACTAAGATAAAAGCACAAATGCCGATAGTTTTAGAATTTGAGGATAATATGTTTAAACTAAAACAAATTCCAATGAAAAACCAAAGTTTTAAACCTAATACACCTATTGAAACAATATTAAAAGACGCTTTACAGGGTTATCCGTTTACAGTTAATGATATTTCAGAAACAAAAGTTAAAATAACAAATGCTTTATTAACTGCCGAAAACGAAACAGTAGCGCAGTTTTTAGCTAAACTAAAAAAAGATATGTTCTTTTTTCCTTATTTTCGAGGCAATGAATTAAGAATAGGTAGCTTAGTTTATGTAGAAGCAGATGCTAAAACTAAAACTTTTGAGTTTCAAAATAATATTATTTCAAGTAATTTAGAGTACAATAGAAAAGATGATATAGTACTTTCAGCAGTTGCATCAAATCACGTACAAGAAATAGTAGGACAAACAAAAGACGGAACTCCTAAGACTAAAAACAAACGATTAGAAGTATTGGTTACTTTTAGAAATGGTAAAGATATACCCTATACAAAAATAATTAAGGAACATGACAAACCCGACCCTAACATAGACGGAGAACGAAGAACGTTTACATTTTTGGAAGCAACTACAACCGACCAATTAATAAAGTTAGCAACCATACAATTAAAAAAATATTATTATACAGGATTTAAAGGAAAATTTACAACGTTTGGAACACCTTTTGTACAGTTTGGAGATAATTGTCAAATAATTAATCCTTTGTTACCGGAACAAAACGGAACTTATAAAATCAAAGGAGTTGAGTATAGTGGTGGAGTGGAAGGATATAGACAAACTATTCAATTAGATTATAGAATTAATATATGAGTGATTTTAATATAATATCTGCTATTCAAAAAATAGCAGGGGCGCAAAATGATGACAAGGTAAAATTATTACAATGCACTGTTAATAGTGTAGATGTTAGTAATAGAGTTTGTCACGTTACTACTATCACAGGCGACAGTACTATTGATTTTGATGTTCAACTTATGGCTGGAGTTGCGGATGGTTTGATTATAGTTCCCAAAGTGGATAGTATGGTTTATGTGTTAAGTTCAAAATATACGCTTCCATTTATTATTCAATATTCCGATGTGGATAGTTATATCTTAAATGGTTTTGAATTTGGTGGTATTGTTAAAGTTATTGAATTGACACAGAAACTTAATGACTTAGAAAATAAAATAAATACTATTATAATGTGGGGCGCAAGTGTTACGCCACCATTAACAACACAACCGCTAGTTATAACACAACAAGACGAAATAGAAAATAAAACGATACAGCATGGCAGTTAGAGTAGATTTTGCAATAGATGATAATAATGAGTTGCTTTTTAGTAATGGAGATTTAGCATTACAAGAGAGCGACCAACAGCACATAATAGATACTATTAATGCTAATGTAGGTTGGTGGAAGGAATACCCTACTGATGGGGTTGGAATTATTAATTATCAAAATGAATCTGGAAGCATACAAAAGTTATCGAGAAAAATAAAAATAGAACTTGAAAAAGATGGATACAAAGTTGATAATCCTATAATCGAGTTTGACAACGCTGGTAAATTAACAATATATCCAAATGCTACTATCGTATAAACCAAAAAAGGGTGGTACTATTTTTGACTTTGTGCTAAATACGTACTGTACAATGAATTTAATAACTAAATTTGCAATAGATAATAATATTACAAATTTCAATTATACTGCAAAAGGCGATGAATTATATTATTATGATAGCGATTTAATCGCAAAAGAACATATAAGCAATGAAATATTTGTAAATGATTATAAGTTTACAACAGGAAGTTTAAACGTTCCAAATGCTTCATTTAACGAAAACTATTTACTAACTGAAAGCGGTGAGATAATCGCAACCGAAGGAGGGGATTTAATTACGATATGAGTACAAAAATAGAACAATTACCATTATACGGTGGCTCACCAAATCCAAACGGACACTTACCTATATCAATAGAAGGTACTACTTATAAAATAGCGCCTGAACTTATTGGAAATGGTGGAGGTAATATTTTAGAGCCTTTAACCGATATTAGTTTCGATATTTACGACCCCTATGGCGCTTATTTCACAGACCAATCAACAGCTTTAACTTGTTTAACACAGTTTGGACTGCCTACTCCTACTTTAAGTTATTATAATACAAATGCTAAAACGTTTACAGTTTGGTATAACAGCAGTAATTTAGAGGATTTATATGTACAATTAAATTCTAATACTGGTTTAGCGTTTGGAGATGGTGTTAATGTATATATTTATGACCCTAACGGGTTTTTATATGGTTTTACAGGTAATTGTTTTAATGGAACTGGAAAAATAGAATATTCAAAACCAATAACATTAAAAGTATTTTACTCTCCTGATGATAATGCTTTTAGTTTATTATCTTCTGACTTAATAATAGAACAATGTTATTCTAATGGAAATGGATTTGCAAATAGTTCATTTGGTAATATAGATATAAAATTTGGATCATTTAATGGTAACAATGCTTTTCAAGCAGTAAACCCAACTAATGATAATATAGTTAAAATAGCGCACCTTGATTATGTAGGTGGAAGCAATTTCTTTAATAGTTTTGGCGGTAAAGTTATTATAGAAAGTATAAATAATAGTTTGCTTTTAAGTTGCCCTTCTGATATGTTTAATACTGAAAGCAACGCAATACTTCATTTACCTTTTTATGCAAAAGGCACTGCTTTTGGAAACTATGCCGAAGCAAATATAAAAGATAGTGTGCCTAAAAATCAAGTTATTTATGATGGAATAGCAACAAATCCACAAATAACCGACCCTAACGGCACAGGAATAACCGTAAATTATACAGACCCAGCTAATCCGAAATTTAATAATATAACTCAATTAAACATATTAGGAAATGATGGCTATAAAAATAATATAACTACTCAAGGATTAACTAACAATCAAGTTGCGTATTTACAAAATAAAACGGGATTATTGGCTTACATGGATGATATTCCAAATGTAAGTGGATTAATTAGCGATGCTCCAAACGATTCAAATGCGTATATTAGAAAAGGTTTAACTTGGGTTATTAGTTATACTAAAACCGCTATTGATACTTTATTAAATGGTAAACAAAACAATTTAGGATATACTGCCGAAAATACCGCAAATAAAGGGGCAAATAATGGTTATGCTGGTTTAGATAGTTCTGGAAAAGTACCTAGCTCACAACTTCCAAGTTATGTTGATGATGTTTTAGAATATGCAAATTTGGCAAGTTTTCCAACAACAGGAGAAAGTGGCAAAATATATGTTGCTTTAGATACTAATTTAATTTATCGATGGAGCGGAACTACTTATATAAATGTTGCAATAGGTTCGGTTCAAAGCGTTAATACTAAAACAGGGGTTGTTACATTAACTCAAGACGATATATTAGACGGAACAACTTACAAACAATACTCAGTAACAGAAAAAAATAAACTTGCTTCTATTACAGAAATTTTTACTACTGCCTTAAAAACTGCTTACGATAACGCTGTTAGTAGTTTGGCTACATTACTTGCAACAGGTTCAAGACTTATTACTACTTCCGAAATAACGAAATTATCCAATACAAGCGGAACGAATACAGGCGATCAAAACTTATCTGGTTTAGTGCCTTATACTGGTGCTACAACTGATGTTGATTTAGGCACCAAAAATTTAAAAGTAAATAATGTTTTTGAAGGATTTACTTCTATTTCTGCTTCAGGAACTTTAATAACATTAACAGCAACTTCAAAACCATCATATTTAGTTACGGGTGGTGGTGGGCAAACCATTAAACTTCCAGATGCTATAACTTTACCAAATGGTGCTATTTTTGATTTTAATAATAATCAAAGTTCTGGAGCAATATCTGTAAATAATAATTCTAATACTTTAGTAAAATCAATTCCTTCTGGTGGTTATTTAGTATTAACTTTAATTGATAATTCAACTTCTGCTGGAAGTTGGGATGCACATTTTCAAGCACCATCCAACGTTAGTTGGAGTACTAATACTTTAGACTATGCAGGTTCAATTACTTCTGCTACTTGGAACGGAGCATCTATTACAGATAGTAAAATTTCAAGTGCTTCAAATTGGAATGGAAAAGAAGATACTGCTAATAAATCAACTTCTACTTCTGACAGTGCAAGTACTACAAAATTTCCTGTATGGAGTGCTATACTTTCTTATTTTGATGCTTCAAGAATTAGAACAATACTAGGAATTTCAACTCTTTCAGGTAGTAATACTGGAGACCAAGATTTGAGCGGTTTAGTACCTACAACACGCACTGTAAATAGTAAGGCGTTATCGAGTAATATTACACTTAATACTGATGATATAGCTGAAAGCGGAACGCCAACAAATAAATGGTGGACTAATGCACGAACTATTGCAAGTACTTTAACAGGTTTTTCAAGTGGTGCGGGTACAGTAAGCAGTAGCGATAGTATTTTGACTGCTATTCAAAAAATAGTAGGTAATATATCGGCTTTGGTTACAGGAGTTAGTTCCGTAAATAGCAAAACAGGTGCAGTTAGTTTAACTCAAGATGATATACTAGACGGAACGACCTATAAACAATATTCAGCTACTGAAAAAACAAAGCTAGGAGCGATTACAGGAACAAATACAGGTGACGAAACACAATCGACTATATTAACTAAGTTAGGATGGTACAATTATAAAAATGTTACTTCAAGTAGTGCAGTAACGGGTACAGTATCTGAAACACAAGTATTACAAGTATCTATTCCTGCAAACACATTTAGCGCAAATGATATTTTGAAAATTCCTTTATTAGATATTATTAAAACAACAACATTAGCAACTGTAGCCATAAATATAAAAGTTTCATCTTCTGCAACTATGCCTACTGGAACTACAGGGAGAATAGGATTTTTTACAATGACAGCGTCTAATTTAAATGTAAAAATTAACAAAATATTTGAAATAAAAGGGGGTAATTTAGTTGGATTCGCAAATAACGTATCCGTAACAAGCGATTATACTACTTCTAACGCTATTTATTCTTCCTTAGCTTTTGATGTTACGGTTCAGAATTATCTAT